GCTGGTAAGTTAAGTTCTGCTAGGGTTTATAGGCAGTTTATAAACGCAGAGAAGAAGTCATGAGTCTGAAAGAGTGGTTTGGAAAAGGTCCAAAAGGCGATTGGGTCGATATCGGAGCACCCAAGAAGGACGGCAAGTTCCAGAAATGCGGTCGAGCCAAAGGATCTAAGCGTAAATATCCCAAGTGTGTGCCTAGAGCAAAAGCTAAGTCGATGACTGCAGGTGAAAGAAAGAGTGCGGTTCAACGCAAAAGAGCCAAGCCACAAGGTGTTGGTGGCAAGCCAACTAACGTAAAGACAATTGTAAAGAAGTCTGACGGCGGTATGATGCGTAAAAATCACAGAGGGTGTGGTGCGGTCATGGCTGACAGAAGAAAGAGAACGAAGTACAGCTGATGTTCAGGCGATACGCAGAGGAGTTCTCAAGTGGAGGAGAAGCTAAGAAAAGAAAGCGCGACAAGATGCCCAAGCGCAACAAGAAGAACTTTCGCCCTACAAAAGCTGGTGCTGGCATGACTGAGGCTGGCGTTAAAGCGTATCGAAAGGCTAATCCTGGCAGTAAATTACAGACAGCAGTGACAGAAAGTAAGCCCACTGGTAAACGCGCAGCAAGAAGAAAATCTTTCTGTGCTAGATCTGCGGGTCAAATGAAGAAGTTTCCAAAAGCAGCGAAAGATCCAAACTCTAGGCTAAGACAGGCCAGAAGGCGTTGGAAGTGTTAAGTTATTTAAATATACTAAAGAGTGGGTTTTAAGTGAATTATTCAATGAAAAGACCTCCTATGCAACAAGATGCAGAACGTCTAGCCGCGCAAGGTCGGTTTGGCGACACCATGCTTGTTCACATGAATCCAAAAGAGGTTCAAGGGATTGCATCTTTGATGCCTGGCGGGAGGCTTACAACCAATCCAGTTACAGGACAACCTGAAGCTTTCTTACCTGCTTTATTGGCTATTGGTGCTAAGGTTGCCCCATTTGTTAAAGGTGCTATTGCTGCAAAAGGCGCATACGATGCGATTAAAGGGCCGAAAGGTACAGGTCAAACAGCTGCCAACACTCAAGCGCAAAAACAACTTAATCAATATACTCAGGATATTTTAAAAAAAACAGGGCAATCAAAAGCATTTGGTATACCACAAACACTTAGCGACATGGTTGCATCTGGAGATATAAGTAAAGCGACTAGTTTTTTACCTCAAGGAGCAAGTGGTTTTAATTTGTCTTATCAAGGGCTTCCTGGACAAATGTATACAAACTATCAAACACCAGAAAAATTTGGGGAAAAATTAGCTCCATTTGGAATGCCTGTTGGAGAACCAATGCCAACTCCTCAAATCGGCGGTATCGCAGATTTGCCGACTGAAGTTGATGAAGAGGTTGGTGTTGACGTAGATTTGGAAGAACGCGATTCTAAAATTAATGAAATAAGAGAAAGGCTAGGAATCCCTTCTATGGGATCTTATGAAGACATGGTCCCGAAGCCTGTTCCAAAAAAGGCAACTGGAAATATTGGCAAACAAAGAAAAATAGCACGAGAAAATAAAGAAGCTCTACGCAAGTGGGAAGAAGGTAAAAAGGAGTTTGAAGCACTCACAAACCAATTTAGATATGGCGGTATAGCTATGCTGTCCAAGGGCGGGGAGATGGATTTCCCAAGGATGAATGGCCCTATATCAGGACCAGGCACTGAGACATCTGATGATATACCCGCGATGTTAAGTGATGGTGAATTTGTTGTTAACGCCAAGGCAGTTAGAGGTGTAGGTAAATTAGGTGGTGCAAATAAAAGCAAGACAGATCAAAGGAAAGAAGGCGCAAGGATGATGTACGCTTTACAACGCGCTGGTGAACAGGCCATGAGAGGTGCTTCATAATGTCACAGACAGAAACTTATGTAACAGAAACACCCTCTCTTCTGCCATCTTATCAGCAAACTTTTTCAGATCCTGCTGCTGAACTTGCAAGTAGACGTTTACTTGAATCTTATCTTGGCGAAGAAGGATTAATTACTCAACAAATACCTATACCAGTTCAACAAGTTGCAGGTTTATCTCCACTAGAGATACAAGCGAGAAATCTAGCTGGTGGGTTAGGTGCATTTGGTGGTCAACTCGCAGAAGCGCAAGATTTATATCGACAAGCAGGGCAAAGGTTTGATCCTGCAACAGCAGCTATGTTTGCGGACCCAAGAGCTCGTGCTTTATATGAACAAAGCTTGGGCCAGTATGACCCATCAACAGGTGAAAGATTTGTAGATCAACGTGCGCGTCAAGGAATGGAAGGTGCTATCGGAGATATTGCTCAAGCTGGGGCATCTATACCTGGCGTAATAAGCGGCGCACAACAAGGCATGTCTGATGCTGAGAGAGCCATAGCCGAAGCAAGCGGAACTGCTAGAGCAGGAATAACTGGCGCTGCATCTGGTATAGCTGGACAGATTGGTGGCGCTCAGACAGGTGCTGCAGAAGCAGCACAAAGAGCCAGAGAACAAACCAGGATGGCAGGTGAAGACTTGCGATCTGCTGGTCAGATGGGACAAGCAGCAGCATTACAAGGTATAGCTGGTCTTGCGGGTACAGGGGCAGCTTTTGATCCATCAGATATCGCTGCATTTCAAGATCCATTTACGCAAGAAGTTATAGAAGCTCAACAGGCAGAGATTGCAAGACTTGGTGAACAGCAAAAGACAGATGCAAGAGCACAGCAGATAAGAGCGGGTGCTTTTGGTGGTTCTCGAGGCGCGATACAAGAAGCAGAGATTGGTAGAAATGTATTGCAACAACAGGCCAAGACCGGAGCAGAGCTTCGATCACAAGGATTCCAACAGGCTGCACAGCAAGCTCAGTCTGCGTTTGAACAAGCACAAGGACGTAGACAACAAGCGGCACAACTTACAGGCTCACTAGGACAGGCTGGCGCAGGAACTGGGATACAAGCAGCTGGAAGAGCAGCAGATTTAGGATTAACTGCAGAGCAAATCGCTCAAAGAGGCGCGCTTGAGGGAGGCCAACTTGGGCTATCCGGTCAGCAAGGTATTGGTTCGTTGCTTGGTCAAGCTGGGCAAATGGGTATTCAAGCGGGAAGAGACATTGGATCTCTTGCTCAACAAGGTGGAGCTTTAGGTTTGCAAGGCGCTCAAGCTCAAGCAGGTCTTGCGGGTCAACGAGCAGACATAGCTCAAGGAATGGGCCAACTTGGCTTGCAAGGACAACAGCTTGGCGCAAATGTATTTGGCCAACAGATGGATAGAACTGCACAGGCTGCTGCAGGACTTGGTGGATTGACACAAGGTCAGTTTGGCACAGCACTTCAGGCATTTGGTGCTGGTACAGGAGCGCAACGTGCTGCCGCATCTGGTATAGCTGGACTTGGTCAACAGGGTCAGCAGATGCTTGGAACTCAGATAGGAACGCTAGGTCAGCTAGGCGCTCAAGGTAGAGGTATACAGCAACGTGGACTTGATGCTCAGTACACTGCAGCGACTCAAATGGCAGACGAACCATTTATGAGATTGCAGAGAGGTCTTCAGGTTCTTGGTCAAGGAGCTCAATTCTTGCCTACGTTCAGCACGGGAGTTAATCCAGCGATGCAACAAATGGGCGCTTATCAACAGCCTGGAACGCTAGGTAGACTTGCAGGTGCAGCAGGTAATGTAGCTTCTTTATTTTCAGCTGGGCAAGAAATATTTGGTAAACCAGACAAATAAAAATAAAGTTGAATAAAAAACAAAAAAAAGTAGGAAAGGTTATGGGAGAGTTCAAGAGCGGAACTCTCAAGTCAGGTGGATCTGGCAAGAAAGTAACCAATCCAAAACAGGCCATAGCCATAGCTTTATCGGAGGCTAACGCGATGAACCAAGGAGGCATGATGCAGAACCCAGTTATGCAAAGACCAATGTTTCAAACTCCTATGCAAAGACAAAGCATGGGTATCATGGCTGGTGTTGCACCGATTCGAGGATATGCAAATGGCGGTGAGGCTGAAGATGATCTGAGCTTCATGGATTACGCTCGTGCGATGCCTGGAGCGTTAAAAGACATGATCGTTGGTGAGGATGACACTATGAGTGACTTTTTCACAACAGAAAAAACAGCAGAAGGGCAAGGTTTAAATTTTAGAGATTTAACTGATTTCTTTATAGTTGACCCGTCAGACCCAGCTGATGTTGCGATAGCAAGTGCAACTGCTGGACTAATGGCATCTGGAGTTGGAGCTCCTGGAGCGATAGCAGCAAAACTTGGAAACATGGGATTCAAGGGAAAAAAAGTTGCAGACAAGGTTGAAAAAGTCATCAGACTGGGCGTTGGCGATACGAAAGGAAAGACTTTTGGTAGAGGTCAGATAGCAAGAATGGCTTTACCAGGTGAGGCTCAAGCAGCTGAGGCTGGCGAAGAACAACAACAAGTGGGAGGAATTGAAGCACTACCACAAGCAACACAAGTGTCTGGAGTTCCCACTGCAGAGGAGCTAGAAGGCATAGGCATGACTCCAGAAAAGTTTCAGAATTTAGATCCTGCAGTTCGCCGCCAATTTCTAGACATAATTAACGATCGAAGAAGACTATCTCAAATAGGTGATGCTGCTATGTCTCCTTTTGCAAGCGCAGCAGATCTTGTATCTCTCCCGTTTAGAGGCATAGGTCAGTTAGCAGATGAATTTTCAACGAGCAGGGTTGGTAGGGCTTTAGGTCTTTCTGCACCTGGAGAAGAAGCAGAAGAGTTTGAGTTTGCTCCTTATGGTCAATCTCTTGAAGATTCTATCCAAAGGAACCGTCCAGTTACCGAAGAAGGTTTGATTAAGGCAATGACTGATGAGCCACCGAGTGCTCCTGTTCCACCAGAATCCCTCGTTGATTCAGAAACCATGGAGCAGTTCAGTGCTGTTACTCCTGAAAGCCAATTGGTATCTGATGATGTAAAAGATGAGAAAGGGCCAATTGCAAAATTAATGGAGAAGTTTTCTGATCCAAGGCTTCAGTATCAACTAGCTGTTGCTTCTCAACCAACTGAAGGATTTGTTCCAAGAAACTTCTCTAGTGACATGATTTTAGCTGGCGAACAATACGATCAACTTCAAGCTAAGAAAAAGGATGACACCACTGCATTACAAAGCAACCTAGCTGCGCTTCAAGAGTTGATGCCAGAGGCAAGCACAGAAGACTTGATAAACCTATTGCTTGGAAGAGACAAATCATCAGAATTAACATCAGCCAGATTAAGTTTGTTTAAAGAATTTAAATCTTCTCCAGATGCCGCCGGGAAAAGTGATGAAGAGCTTCTCGCAAGAGCAGACAAGATAGCTAGACAGAACCTTGGATTAGATCCAATTGATCCTGCCACATCAGTTGAAACATCGCCAGAGATACCCCTACAACAACCATCATCATGATTAGGGTAAAATTGCCTGACGGAAGATCTGTCCCTGTAAATACAGATGATCCAGAAGTAGCAAGAAAAACAGCGCAAGAATACCTAGATAAAAATCCACTCATAGAAAGGGGCGCACAACTTGGCGAGGAGGATATCTCCGCTGTTGGAGATGTGCTCAGAGGTGTGGGCGCTGGTCTAGTCGGTGCAGTGGAAGGTATTGCAACACTTCCAACCGAAGCTTTTGATTTCATTACAGGGTCAGAAGAAGGCAGCACAGAAGAACTTAGAAGGTTCTTTGATAAGTACAAACCAGAAACGACAACTGGACTAGGAGAAGCGTCCAGATTTATCACTCAGTTTGCCACGCCTGGTGGACTAGCAGTAAAAGCCGCAAGAGCTTTGAAAGCAAAGAAAGCAATCGAGTCAGAAGGATTTGATCCAACTGATGTAGCCACCTTTGGTATAGCTGACATAGCTGCCACTACACCTGATGTAGAGACTCTTGGAGACTTCTTCGAGGCCGGACCCACACAAAGAGTCGATACACAAGATCTTGTTGGTGCAGAACTAGCTGCGGCTAATCTTTCAAACAGACTAAGAGTTGCTGCAGAAGGTGCTGCTGTTGTGCTTGGCGTGCCAGCGATAGCGAGACTTGGATTTACAGCAATAGGTGAGGGCGCTGATAAACTCGCTGATAACTTAATGGTTAAAGCTGCCGCTCAAGCTATTAAAGATCCCAACACTCCATTTCATGGAGTTGGTGTAAAACCAGATTTACAGAACCCTACTTTCTTTCAAAAGAACATGCAGACGATGAAAAGAAAAGCGAGAGAGTATCTTACTTTTCAAGGAACCATGCCTGACCGATTCGTTAAGCAATACAATGCTATGAAAATATCAGAGGTTTCTGCACACAACAATGCAGTCAGACAAGCAGTTAGTGAGCTTGATAACACCATGAGTTTTGTAAACAAAAATGGCGGTATTTTTAACGATCAAGACAGGAGCAGAATACTCAACACAGTTAATGATTACTTGTTTGCAGAGCCAATAGCAAGAGGCTCTAAAATGATAGATAGAGAAGCTGTAAAAATTGGTGCAGAGAAAGAACTAAAAGAAATCGATGACATAATCTCCAAGAACATGCCTAAGAGTTTATTTGGAAAGAAAGAGTTAAGTCTTTTTAAACCTGTTGAGAAATTAAGATCACAGATAGATGGTCTTAGTGGTTCAATTAAAGACATGATTGATGACCCTCTTCTAGATGCAAGCTTGAAATCATCTTTGAGTGAAACGATTGAAAACAATAAAACTTACTACGGCATACGTTTATATCGAGCTTTCAAAGATCCAAACTACCAACCAACTAAAGCGCAAGAAGATATCGCAGCTGATGCATTGGTTGCGTCTAGTAAAAATTTACCTGCTGATGAAGTTTTAGATAATCAACAGGCGAGATCAATTCTTAATCAAGTTCTTCAAGCTAGATATGGAAATGCAAAAATGAATCCATCTGGCGTTGTAGACCCTGATACCTTAAGTGGCATAGCTCAAGGCCCACTAAAGGGCAGAAGACTAGATAATTTACCAGAAATTAGAGATTTTCTAGGCGAATATACTGGCGCAAAAGAAGTGGTGGGTAGAATGAATCCATCTCTAATAAGAACCAGAGATGTCGCTGAACAAGAACTTGGTTTGAAAACAAGAATAGTAGACACGGTAGACGTTCTTGCAAAGATAATAGCTAAGAAAAACTACTTCGATAATCTTGTTGATTATAACGATGCGATACCTGGAGCTAATAAATTTTTATTTGATGAGTTACCCAAAGGAGCGCGTGTTGGTTCGTATTCAAGAATAGGCGCGGAAGGCACTGACCCTCTTGGAGATGTTTCAATAAATGCAAAAGAAAGGTTTGGAAAACTTGCTGGCAAGTATGTTCTGAATGAGTATAAAGCTGCGTTTGAAGATCTTCCTAAATATTTTGAAGGAGTGACATCACTGCCTTTGTACGCGACATTTCTTGGATTAAAAGGCATTTCACAAATTGCCAAGACGGTTCTTAGCCCAATTACTCAAATTAGAAACGCAACAACGGCAGCTTTTTTTGCGCTTGCAAATGGAAATGTCGGCAACGCAAATGCGTTAGTTGACTCGGTTGCGACTGTATTGAGCAACATAGCAAACAAAAGAGTTAGTTTTGGAAAAAGCAGACCAACCAAGAGGGATATTGAAAAATACTACAACGAGTTAGTAGATCTAGGAGTTATTAACACCAATGCTAAGATTGGTGAGTTTGAAAGTTTATTAAATGATGCTGTTGAAACAACGCAGTACATGCCAGGTTTGCTTAATAAAGGTTTTAATAAAGCAAGAAACATTCAAAATACCTTAGCTGGAAAACTGTATCAGGGTTCTGATGATGTTTGGAAAACGTACAGCTATGAAATGGAGCTAGGAAAATTAAAGAATGTTTTTAAAAACAATAAGAATGCATCCATACCTGTATCAGATCCGAGAAACTTTACTCAGTTTGGTTCAACAATAAGCGGCAATTTGTCTGATGATGTTCTTGAAACAGCACTCAAGAGAGAAGCGGCAGAGATCGTAAAAGACACTGTTCCAAACTATGCAAGAGTTCCTGAATTGATTAAACAATTAAGAGCTGCTCCTTTTGGAAACTTCATTGCTTTTCCTGCAGAAATAATTAGAACATCAGGAAACATACTAGGTAGAGCAGTCAAAGAACTTGCAAATGAGTCTCCTGAGATACGATCGATTGGAATGAAAAGACTGATGGGTTTTACAGCTGTTAATGGGGCTGTTCCAGCTTCCTTATACTATTCTGGTTTGTTACTCACTGGCGCTGATGATGAGCAAGTGCAAGCTTATAAAAGATCAGCTGCTTATGAATGGGACAGAAACTCAACTTTAATACCAATTGCTACCGATAAAGATGGGAAGATTACAGATCTTTATAATTTCTCTTACACAAATCCATACGACTATATGGCTAGACCATTCAAGGCTGTATACAACGCAGTTCAAAATGGAATCACTTCTGAAAAAGAACTAACAGAAATCGCTTTTGATTCAACATTTAATACAGAAACAGGAGCGTTGTATGAGTTTTTTGGTCCGTTTATGAATGAATCGATTATCACAGAAAAATTATTTGATGTGATTAGAAATAGTACTGATTTTGGCTCTACTGTCTGGAACCAAGCAGATCCTTTAGGGTTAAAGTTTGCTAAAGGGTTTGCACATTTAGCTGATGGCATCATGCCAGGAGTAAGTCCTGTTGATATAAAAGGAGATGTTGCCTCCCCTGCTACAGGTTATTTAAGTTTTTCTGCCAGAGAGTTTCCAAAAGCGATCGGCTCAATAGTTGGGGTTGATCCTGAAAAAACTGTAGGCAGACAAGGATATCAAGTTGATCCAGCGCAGGAATTTGCAGAGGCTTTAACTGGTGTTAAGAGCTTGAAGCCAAGAATAGATAGAACTCTTTACTACCGAGGTCTGGAAGCAGCTAGAGAAGTAAGAGAGGCGGCTAGGATATTCAACCAGGTAGCAAAATCAAGAGGAAACAAAAGCGCAGAGGATATAACCAAAGCTTTTATCACAGCTAATGAGCAAAGATTCAAAGCGTTGAGAGATTTGAACACTGCAGTCGAAGATGCAAAGACTTTGGGTTTTTCTACTAATGAAATAATTAAACCTCTGAGAGAAGCTAAAACCCCAAATCTAAACTTTGTTATGGCTGGTAGATTCAAAGCGTTCTTTCCAAGCAATGAAACAATTAGCTTTGCCCTACAGGAAAATCAAGACAAACTATCTAATCCGTTCAATATGGCTGACATGTCTAGAGAGTACTCTAGGTTTCAAGGTAAGTTGTTTAGAGAACCCCAACCTCAACCACAACCTGCGCCTCAAATCGCCCCTGCACAGCCTAGCGCGCCTCCTGTGGATCAATCTGAAGTTGCTCCTGCAGAACCTGCATCTCTGTTTAATCGTGGAACTCAAGCACTAAGAGATTTAGAATTAAGGAAACTTCTAGGAATAGATTAACTTGATTCCAAAAAGAGCGAAGAAAAAAGGCAAGTACTTCGCAGTCAAAACAGAAGTAGATGGCAAAGTCTTTGACTCAAAGCTTGAAGCAGCCAGATACAAGATACTCAAGAAGCGCCAGGCTGATGGTGAGATATCTGACCTTGAGACACAAGTGAACTTCCCTTGCGCCCTTACAGTCGAGGGCAAGGAGAAGAAGATCTGCAGTTACTTCGCTGACTTCAAGTACAAAAAGGATGACAAGTGGGTGGTTGAAGATACCAAAGGTGTAGTCACCCAAGTCTTCTCACTCAAGAAGAAACTGGTCGAAGCTCTTTACCCTGGCCTGAAGATCAACATAGTCAAAGATCCTCGCGTCTAGAACGGAACAATAGACTCGTTCACCACATCCACCTGGCTACCAGGAAACTCTTTCTTTATCTCTTGAGCCATTTTCATTTGCTTGGTATCGAATCCCGTCTTGGATAGTTCACGCAACTCAGGGCTGCTGTAATAAGGACCATCTTGCATACCCTTTGGCGTTGCGTTGTAGAACTTCATAACACCAGACTGATATGCGATCACATCGTCATTGCTCTCTTCTGGCAGATGGGTAGCAGTGGTGATCAGATTAGGATTCCACAGGTGGGTCTTGCAGCTTGCCTTCTGTGTCTCGAGGTCGAGCACTTTGTTGCTGCGTGTGCATATCCAGTTCGCACCGTTACTTGTGGTAACAGGTTTGGAGAACGCACAGTTGCGGCAGTTAACCCACTCAGGAAAACGCTTTCGACTGTAGATATCAACATACGTTTTAGACTCTGTCTTGAGCGTGTAGTCCTTTTCTGACCTTCTCCCATACTTGGGTGGCTCCATACTCGTAATCACTCTCTCAGCGCGTTCTAGAGCCTTCTCCCAGATGTTTGGATCATAGTCGATGATCTGCGTGTATACCTCGCTGTTGTTCTTGTTAACAACAATCGCCATGCATTTGGTCAGACCAAGGCCACCCATGTAGCAATGTATCTGCCACTTGTAGGTTTCGCTCCACAACTCGTAGTCGCCAAGCTTCTGGAGCTCTTTGAATCGCTTGTCGTTTGCGCTTTTGATTTCACCCAGGAGAACAAGATCTTCTTCAGGTGGCGGCAGAACACCTCTAAGTAATGCATCACAAGATCCTGAAAAGTGACCACCCAAAGAAGAAACCCTAATCTGGTTACCGTCCTCATCATGAGATGCGATACCACATATTTTACTCTCTTTGATGTTATCAATCACCTGGTCTTCGATGCGATTACCCAAGTCAAACAGCCGTAACATGCGACCACTAAATATGT